CATTCGATATTCTATTTTTAACAATAGACTCTAATAAAATGTATTTTCCAAAATCTTTAGAGAAAATGTATCTAGTTCTAACGTTTTCTGCGTATATGTCTATAAAATCATCTACACTTTTGGCAAATTTATAAGTTTCTACTTTTCTTAAGATGTCTAGAAAAGCTTGTTTTGAAATTTTGGGATTAAAACGTTGTTTTATAACTCCAAAACGCAATTCTACTTCTATTTCATTATTTAAATTAACGTTTTTAATCATATCGTTTATTGCAACCACCTGTTTAGGTTGTAGAAGATTTATAGTTTTATAATTTGCGACACATTGTAACAGTTTTGTTTTATTAGAATATTCTAATACCTTTTTAATCTCTGATTTTGTAGAATTCTCTGATAGATTTAAAAAATAATACAGATCGTTGATATTTACTGGGTTTTTAAAACTATTTATGACATTCAATACGGTTTTTAAAGCATTTGGAAATTTTTTGTCCTTTCTCAATTCTTTAAAAACAAAAACCCCTGAATTATCTATTGTAAATTCTGCAACATCATTATCTTTTATACTAGCAGGAGTATCCACTATCACCTGTTTATAATTCATTTGATAAGGTTCTATATTTCCCCCTTTAGACACGAAAAGCGCGGCCTTGGTTTCGTTTACTTTTCTAACAAGTAAATCTACAGTTTGTTCATTAACCGGTTTCCATTTATATTGAGTAGTTAACATCTTATTCCAAGTTCCAATTGTATAAAGAGTATCGGATGCCGTGAAAATCAAACCGTCTAGTTTTATGGTTCTTTTTATAAAAGTGTTTATCTGTTTTTTATAATTTGACATCAGAAAATTATAAAAGTCTTTACGATTAGATGATAGGAGAGTCTGTAAATAACCAGTCCTAGATTCATTGTAAAGAACTCGGTGACTTTTTAAACTTTCTAGAAAATAAATAGGTTTAAGTTCTATGTTAAACCAGTTAACAGACTTAAAAGCTTCTGTAAGAACGGGCTCTGATTTATTAAATTTAGATGGAATTATTAGTTTATGTAAAATATCATACCTATTAATGTAAGTCCACGGAAAGGTTTTAAGTTTACCATCTTCTGGTACCATCATAGAAAATTCTTGTCCCATTATTTTTGTATCATCAGTTGATACATCTATATTTTCTGGTCCGAATAAGATATCAAAAGCCATAAAAGAAACACCTTTTACGTATCTGGATTCTAATTCTTTGTGAGAATACCCTTCTTGGTCAAAGAAAACCAACTCTCCGTCGATTAACATTTCTCTTGAATTTACATACGGAAGTATGTCTCGCGTGTCGTTTCTTACGGTGTAAATTTTCATATTTCTATCAACGAAACACACAGTCCTCTGCTTAACTGAAGCAGTTTCAGAATCGGGCCCTATATACATCAAAACTCTTGTTCCATCTACTTTTTGTGTTACAGTGTATTTACTTTTTCCATTTGTCATTAGTTGCGACACATCTTTTTTCTCTAATGTAATAGGAAGTCCTCCTATAAATTTAGACATATCATAATTTTCATTTTTAGAAAGAAATTTTGTTACTAGTTTTTGAAACTGTTGTTGAACTTTAGAATCTCGTAACAATTCCATTATATATATTATAATTATAATACATTTTATTTTAATATTGATTTTTTTCTGTAAATAAATAATACAAACAGGCTTGAAATAAATGCAATTAATACCCTATTAAAATTAATTTGTCCTCTTATTTTACTTATCAAATAAATAGTCTCCCATCCTGATTTATTTTTATCTAGATCTGCTATATTAATTCCAAGTCTATTTATATATTTATTACCACTCCAGTTGTTAAAATTTTCTGTATTAGGAAATAATTGAACTATTAAAGGATGTTTATAAACAACTACGTTATCTTTTAAATAAGTTGAGTCTATTTCTCCTATAAAATTACTGTTTTCCATATTGTGCATAATTTTAAGACGTTCATTTTTGCTAAAAATCTGTGCCTGAGCGCCATGTGCCACATCTACACTGTAAAATACGTCGTTCAATTTTGTAAATACACCGTAAGTGGCGAAAGAAAAAACTTTAAAATCTCCGGAAATGTAATTGTCTACAAATTCATAGTGATACCGCGTGTAATATAAAACTTCTGCGTCTTCTTCTAAGATCAATACATTATTATATTCTTTTGTGTAATCAAATGCAGTATAATAAGCGTGGACAATGTCATTATTTGTTTTTACTATTATAGATGGTTTTTTACAGGCTCTAAAGCCTTTGTTATACTGAATTACAGTTTTTTTACTTAAATTTAATAAAAAGGGATCTGGTTTAAACCTGTTTGAATTTTCCATTATTAAAATTATAGTAATGTCAACATTCTTAAGAATTGGATTATTAGTTTCATTTATAGTTTTATATGAATAACAACTCATTTATTAATAACAAACATTTTATTATCTATCTTTTGGCGAAAGATACTTAAATTTTAGGAAATCAAAAATATCTTTCTCTGTTTCGGGTTTCTGTTTTCCTATAACAGTGAGATATTCCTGGTCTGTAACGGGCGAACCACCCGGGGATCCATGAGTTAAGTTTCTTTCGTTTAATGAATATCCCATTTTAAGGGCATGTGATCGCATAGTTGTATTCAAATCTTTAGATCCTGTAGTAAAAAGAAGCGCAAATGGATAAACATCTGAGGTGTAATAAAAAATATCAAGGTGTCTGTATATTTCGTCTATACTTGAAACAGCCATTATTTTAATAGGACCTTTTGATAAAACATTTTCAGGTGATATTATATTTTTCTTAATTAAGTTATTATAAAATGTATTCATAAGATCTTTATTGTGAACATTAGTTGTAATTAATGCATCTATGTCTCCTGAGTCTTGTTTTTCTCTGCGGTAAGACCCTGTTATTACCAATTTGCCGGTTTCTTTTAATTCGACGAGAGTTTCATTGAATGTATCCTCGAGTATGTCTTTCCATTCATCCATTTCTAATCTAGAAATTCTTTTCTGTAGATCGTCATAATGTCGCAATCCAATCGCTTGCTTATCATTTATAATCTTTTTATGTATAGAATAAGCTTCTCTTAATTGAGAAATGTTTGTGATTTCTTCTTCGCGGTACAATTCAGATGCCTTTGCTGGTCCTATACCTGGAATCTTTGTTAAATTTTCAACTGCTTCTGATTCAAGATCAGCGGAGATGTTATCTACCTCCCCGGTTTTTATTATTGTATCTATCTTTTGTAAAATAGTACTCTTCCATGTCCCGTTCTTTGCCTTGAAATTTTCTTCATCTTTTAATTGCATCCCGTTTTCTCTAAATACTTTGATGTAATCTTCGACGGTTATTAAAGTCATTGAATCATTTAAAATTTCAATTGCCTGTTTATAGTATTTCATCTTAAATTGCCAATTTTGTTCCTTTGTTGTGGCAAGTTTGTTCATTATTTTAGTGAGTATTTGTTTTACTTGTTTTACGGGAACATTAGCTTTTGGTTTAGCAATGTCGTCTCGGATTCCGCGATAAACTGGATGTCTCGGAATTCCATCTTTAGTCATTTCCATGTAACTGAAAGATACAATACTTCCAATTGGAATATACTCTGGGTGACCTGATATAACGTAATTTTCTCTTTGAGAATCTGTTAGACCAGTTCCTATCTGAGTAAAAATTCCGGAAGGCTTTGAGTCTTGTATAATTTCGCAGTTCAAAGATCCAAGAAGACCTTTAAGTCTTCCTTCTCCCATTGTGTATCCTCTTACAATACATTCCGCGTCTTCTTTGATCTTATATTTTAACATATATTTGCTTCTTTTGAGTTCATATGGAGACCCCGGGGCTCTTACCATTATACCTTCTGCTCCCTGCGATGTTAACCTTGAGTATAAATTTATAAGTTGTTCCATGGTTTTAATTTTAACCTGTTCTGTAAACTGAAGAGGGAATACCTTTTTCCCAGAATAAGTTAATTGTTCCCAACACGTTTTACGGTCTTTGACAACTGTTTGTAATAGTTTCATGCGTTGTTCGAAAGGTGATTTTTCGGTAGGTATATCAAATACTTTAAATATTACAGGAGGATCTTCTTTTCCAGCCCATATATTATTTATTTGCTCCTCTGTATAACTTTTACCAGGTTTAAGAGTAGAGAGTCTGCTAGTTTTCTGGAAAAATCCTCTTCCAATCCAAATTTCCCCATCAAGTGCTATACCAGGTGGTAGCGTGAGTTTAAACCACTCTGGAATATATGTATATACTTTTGGTTTACCTACTCCGGACCCCCGTGATATAATTTTTTCGCCGTCCCATAAAGCTCTTATTCCGTCCCATTTTTCAGATGCCCACCAATCAATAGGCGGCTCTGAAATTTTAAGCTCCTTTGATAATTTATCTGTTAGTTTAATTATATTACCTGTTTTTGAATCGTATAAATTTTGTGCGGTCATAACTTTAAGATTGTCTACATACGTCTTGTCGTCTACATTAGAAATAACTTGAACATCCGGATAAACAGCTTTATAACCCGTAAAACACATTTTGTTTTCTTTATATTTTCTAAATTTTTCAAAGGAATCGAACCCAGATTTTAAAGATAATTTGTTAAGACACGTAAGTAATCTTTGTCTCTGTATGTCTGAGAGAGACATTTCTTATATATTATTATAATAAATAATTTTAAGTTTATTATTTTTTAGCAAAATTATATATAACTTTAATAATAATGACTTTATTAGATTCTTATATTTCAGGGACTCAATTTATAGGTAATATTACTAATTATTGGCATATATTTGTAATGTTTTTAGTTTTAATAATTCTACTTTTTGTGTTCTACTCTTCTGCGAGGTCAACTAATTGGCCACCGGAATGTGATGAAGATGGAAACCCCCCTAAAGGATCTTCTGCGTGTAGTACACCAAAATCCCACTTTTTATTAATTTTGAGTGGTATAATACTTGTGCTTATAGCCAGTATTTATTTCAGTTGGACTTTTAGAGACAACAAGGTCTTTCAGACTGTTCAAGGAGTTGGAACAGAAGGGGATATATTAAGCAGACTTTTTTAAGGGATATATTAAGCAGACTTTTTTAAGGGATATATTAAGCAGACTTTTTTAAGGATCTAAATGTAATTCGTTTATAATCATGTTTATTTCGGGTAATTCAATTTCTGTAACATTTGATATAATTTCTTCGTTAGAAGGACGTCTTGAATACTTTTCTCTAAAGCTTGTTACAAATTCATATACTTTATTATAGTTTTGTCTATAATTGTCTCGTTCTATTATAAGTTTTTCTATTCTGGAACGATCACCTTGTTCTATATCTAATCTTTTAGTAGATCTCTTAAACACTACATCTTTCAATGAAGAAATTTCGTTGAACAATTCTGGTTTGATTAATCTATTAAAGCTTTTAAGTTTTCTTACAACATCGGTTTTGTCGATGCCTGTTGTTAATTTTTTTCTAAACAATTCAACTATATCCTTGTCTATTTGAGGACACGTTTCCATAAGTCTATCATATTCGTCGCGAGCTGTTTTAATGAAATAATTTATATCTGGGCGTTCTTCGGGAGATTTTATAAGTTCTATTCTTATACTTCTATGAAATTTATCCCATGCAATACTCGCAGTCCTATGACTTTCTGTCAATTCGTTTAATTTTAAAAACTGCGCAACAGTAGTTATTATCCCTGCTAAAATATTAATACTTCCTATAAGTACAGACGCGGTATCTTGATATTCTGCTGGGATTCTTTCTAATGCAAAGTTGGCAGTACCAGTTAAAGTAGACATTATGATAACAGGTATTGTATACATATTTCTTTTAGAAGAGTATTTAATGTAAGATTTGTTGTGCATCCATTTATAACACGCGGCTTTGTCTGCCCAGTCGACAAATATAGTTTCGTGGTGATTTTCCCACGGTACATATTCTCTTAACGCATCCGAACTCATTAATTATTATAATTAAATATAATAATATATAATATATGTCTG